ATCATTTTTTCTTAGTCTATATTGATACTGATGGCAAAGTGCTAGTTTATCTAAGATGTAAATAGTAGCAGAATTAATTTTATATTGAGCCTTAGCATTATACAAAGTGATAAGCCAATGTAAATCGTCCCAGCCTATAAATCTTCTAATCATACGGAAGTCCCAATGAGGGTCGCCTATTTGAGTGTGTTCCCAATCAATCAGTCCTGATAATCTACCATTTTCTTTTATGATTATATTCTCGTTCCACAAATCACCATGTAGAACTGCACTCTTACATGCTAAGTCTTCTCTTATTACATTGAAGTGCCTTACTGCTTCCTTAACAAATGGATCAGAGGTATCAAGACCATCTGCTATCTTAAACATATTTGTTTCTGGTTCGTTCTGAGGTTCTCTGGTATGAACTTCTACCAATGATATAGCAAGGTCATGTAGAAAATCATCATTCCTGTGCCATTTAGGCATATTTTTTCCGTCTATCCAAACCATTTTTCAATTTCTCCATAATTACTAAAGACCAATTTATAAGCTGCATGTGAGATGATGGGTCTATTCACTGTAATATTTTTTTCATCAATTTTATACCAATCTTTAATTTTTGTCATTTCAATATTAGGACTATTTATAAAATCTTCCCATACTATTATGGGCTCACCTTTCCAATTTTTTTCTTGAAACCTAGTAACGAAGTCTTGACGTTCACAAAAACTCTCGTAGTTTTCTCTAGTTGCAGTCATTGAGTTTTCTAGGGGTATTTGTCTTATATCAGGATTGTAGTGGGTGAAATTTCTTTTACCAATATCTTGATTCTTAGATATAACATCAAAACAAAACTGGGATACTTTATCTTTAGTTTCCATATAAATCAAATCAAAATTCTTCATAATTTTTGTTGCAACTTCCATTTTTTCTTTATCGGGTAAGTCTTTTCTCTCTATTGTATTTGATAATTGGAACGGCATACATTTAATAATAAATGAGGTTTCGTAGTTTTTTAAATATACTAATCTCTTACTTATTTCTTCATTAGTTAATAAGTCTTCATTAACACTGTGGTCTATATCTACTGAAGAAGTCTCCATACCTTTATATCCAACATGCTTAACTCTACCAAACCATTCACTACCAAATTCTAAGTCAAAAATTTTGGATATATAATTTTGAACATAAAATGAACCAGACCGTGGAGTGCAAATTAAACAATATCTACCCATTAAACCATTTCCTAATTTCCTCTATATTTTTAAATTTATTTTCATAATCTATGGACATTTTCAATGGTATTTTAATATCAGGCCATCCATGTGATTCCGGCTCCATAGATTCCCACGTTATCCATTCTAAATTATAGTCTTCCATAATTTCCCAACCAACTTCTTTTGGATCAGAAACAAATTTTTCATATTCTACTAGTGTTCCTTTATTTCTACTATAAAATAAATCCCAAAATTTTTCAAGTCTTCTCATGAAAGTATCGTATTGTTCTGTTGTGGCTACAATACTATTGTTTGGAATACTATTTTTTAAAAACTCTATTTCTTCCTTCTTATATACCAAATTTATCTTGGTTATTAGTCGGTAGACATGAGAGAGAAACTGCTTAAACGTATTCTTTCTATATAACCATACTGTTTCTGATTCTGATATAACTTCATCTATTTCATCATCAGGAACATAGTGTGTTAGAATTTTTAGAATATGATGTTTCTTTGCAAAGGGGGCTTCATTTATCTTTTCATAGGGATTGTGTTTTAACCATGAGGCCGAATCGTGTAGACCATATTTATCGCAAAGATATCTACGAAAATATGTACTTCCACTTCTACTGGTGGCAACAAGACCTAATCTATAAGGTGGTTCCATACCCTTATATATATTGATATGAAATTTGTTTATGTTACACCAGAGCTACGCAATGTCAAATCTGCGAAGAGTATAAAAGAACATGACTTGATTATTAAGTATGGTCAACCGTCCTACAGTTATGTGAATGACAAAGAGGGTGAGTTTATTGATACCCCATTTGAAATGGATGGTACATACTACAAATCTCCACCATATGAATATAATAATGATCTAGATGATAAAGGATTTACACAATTATGTTACGAAAGGGCCTGTAAGTTAAGAGATATGGACAAGGAGATAGAGGTGTATGAGGATGATGTTGTCTCAAAATATCTTAAAGAAGTATGTCCTTCAGATCAATTATTTAAATTTAATATAAATAATCCTCGTATACTGACACGGGTAGTTGTTACTCCCCATGAATACAGTACTCTGTTTACCTTTGTGGATAGACGGTGGAAAGAGAGAGTTAGATATTTCCTTTTAACACAATCTTGGAATGTTCTTAGTAATTTTCAAGGGGATTCTTTTCCTATAGAAAATTTTCAACCATTTTATCTGCATCCATCATTTGAGGGTTGGGCAAACAACAAATACATAGAGAGAGGCCCCCAGATGAGTAATCATATGATTAGAACATATAAATATGAACAGGGGTGTGTCTATGGAATAAGTTCTGAAGGAAAAGTATTTTATAATAGACGAAGCCCAGTAAAGGAGAACAATTTAAATGAGTGTTAAACAAACGTATACTTTAACCCGTCCGAACACAGATGTTGAATGGTATCCAATGTCAGAAAAATTTCATACACTTAGTTGGAAATATGATAAGTCAGGAAAACGGCGAATTGTCTCTAAGATAATTTCAGACGATGGTTTGGTAATGACGGCAATAGCATTATTTGATACTTATGAAAGTAGATTTAATTTTAACGAAGAAGCAGATGCCCAAGAGTTTTTTAATGCAAGAGATATTTACTGTATTGAAAATGAGATAACCGCATCTGCCGCAAATGAAGAAATAGATGACTAAGATAAGAGGGGATAAGATTTGGCATGAAGTATTCAGTCCTACGATTTTAGAAACCTCTGTACCAGAGAAGTTCGTTAAAATTGTAAATAAGGTTGGAGACAAGATACTAAGTAGTGAGCAACAAAGTGCTCAATGGGATTGGTCTGATAATCTGGTAGGCAAGGTTCATAAGGAAATTCAGATACCAATTTCCTCTGATGATGATAAGAAGTATCTCTCTGATACTATGAAGAGGGGATGTCTGGACTACCTAAATTATATAAGAGACAAGAATAGAGCATATAATTGGTACAAGATGTCAGGACATAGTACTGTTCCCCAATTACATAACATCCATTTAACACAGAGCTGGATAGTCAGTCAATATGCTGGGGAGTATAATCCTTGGCATAAACATAGTGGTGACTTTTCAGCCGTCATCTATTTAAAATTACCTGATGAGATGGAAGGAGAATATCAAGAGGATGGTGAAGACCATTACCCTGCGAATGGTTTGATTGAATTTATGTATGGAGAGGCTTGTGATATGCGAAGTGATGGTGTAAAATTTAAACCAGAGGTTGGAAAGTTATTAGTTTTTCCGTCCTATTTAAAACACTTTGTCTATCCATTTCATGTTAAAGGTGAAAGAAGGAGTATGAGTTTTAATGCTCATATGCAAATTAAGAAGTAGATGATTAAAATATATTCATGGTTTGTTTTGGGAATCGTTTTACTAACTGTTACCAATGTTCTAGGTAGATTTTTTTTTGATTTAAGATTTGACTTTGCTGTTGATATCGTACCACAATTATATGGCGCATTAATTATATTAGGTGCTAGTTATAGTCTTTCCAAAGGAACTCACATACGAACAGATATCTACTGGAAGAACTTTTCAGATAGAACAAAATCAATCATAGATCTTCTAGGTTACTGTCTATTCTTTCCCTCTATTGGTATTCTCACGTACTATTCTGCAATGGATAGTTTTAGAAGCATTTCTATATGGGAAAAGAGTTCCAATACAATGACGCAATTAATAATATGGCCATATAAATTTTCTATTACTTTAGGATTAATTTTGTTATTGATATATGGTGTACAGGAAGTGAGGAAGTGTTGCTTGCGATTGTGATGTTAGTGACTATGATTATAGGTATATTTTTGGGTTTACCTGTAGCTTTCACTCTTATATTTCTAGCATTAGGTTTTGGATTTCTCTCTATGGGGGAGAATGTATTTGATCTTGCGTACTATAACTTAGTCGGCGCATTATCAAACGAAGTATTCATGGCTATACCTATGTTTATATTCATGGGTTATATTTGCGAAAAGGCAGGATTAGTTGAGAAACTATTCTATAGTATGAAAACTATAGTTGGTAATCTTAACTTAGTTGTTATTGTTATTGCAGTATTGATAAGTCTTGCGACAGGAGTAGTTGGTGCGTCTGTAACATTACTTGGTATTATGGCAGCTCCTCATATGATGAAACTAGGTTACAATCCGAAATTGACGGCAGGAGTTATTGCTGGTGGTGGTTCTCTTATTATGATACCACCATCCGTTCCTCTTATAGTTATGGCTCCTACTATGAACCTTAGTATTATTGATCTTTATGCTGGAGCATTAGTGCCAGGATTAATGATTGCATCAATGTATGCGATATACTGTCTATTTCATTCTGTACCCAAACAACAAGAGACACCAGACTATCGTAGAGTTTTAATAGATGTTATCCCTCTAGCAGTTCTTATATCTACTGTGTTAGGTTCTATGTTATTTGGACTTGCAACGTCTACAGAAGCTGGTGCGTTTGGTGCTTTCGGTGCATTAGTTCTTGCATTGTTAAACGGTAAGTTAGAACTGAAAGAAACTCTATTAAAAACTACAGACACTTCTGCTGTGGTTATGCTACTCGCAATCTCCTCCACAATATTTGGTGCGGTCTTTACTGCACTAGGCGGCGATAACGTGATAGTGGACACCTTAAATTCTTTACCAATACCCCCTTGGGCATTAGTCGGTTGTATACTAGTACTATGTCATCTATTGGGATGGCCGTTTGAATGGCCTGTGGTAGTGTTGGTATTTGTTCCCATATTCTTACCAGTTCTTATTAGTTCTGGTGTGGATATGTTATGGTTTGCAGTTTGTTTAGGGATAGTTATACAGACTGCCTACTTAACACCACCCGTTGCGTTAACATCATATTATATAAAACAGGTCGTACCAGAATGGGATTTGGGTATGATATTTAAAGGTATGATGCCGTTTATGTGGATACAGGTACTTGCTGTGATAATTATTTTTATGATTCCTAGTATAGCAACGTGGTTACCAACGTACCTAAATAACTAGAGAAGTGATTTGAATAAGGAGTAATCATGAAATATATTTATATGGCTGCGGCTGCCATCCTATTAACCTTTTCCCCTGCATCTGCGGGCACAAAAATCTTAATCGCAAGTTCTTATCCTGCTGTTAGTACTTTCAATGAACAAGCAAAGTTCATTGCAGATAAAGTTAAAGTTCTAACTGATGGTAAAGTTCTGATGGAGATTAAACCTGCTGGTGCTTTAGTCCCAGCCTTTCAAGTTCTTGATGCAACAGCATCTGGTGCTGTGGGAGGTGCATGGACACAGAGTTATTATTGGGTGGGTAAGGATAAAACTCTAGGACTATTTAACTCTCCTTTAGGAGGCCCATATGGAATGGATGGTATTGATTTTCTTGGATGGATGTTTCACGGTGGTGGACTAGAGATGTATCGTACATTCTATCAAGAAGTGTTGAAACTGGATGTAGTCCCTTTCCCTGTTATGCCTACTCAGAATCAACCTTTGGGGTGGTTCCATCGTCCAATTGAAAACCTTGCAGACCTTAAAAACTTTAAGTGCAGACAGACAGGCATTAATGTAGAACTATATGCTCGTATGGGTATGCAGACTATTGGTATGCCTGGTGGAGAGATTCTTGCTGCTGGACAGAAAGGTGTAATCAACTGTGCAGAATTTGTCGGTGGATTAGAAGATGAAAGACTAGGGTTTCCAACTATCTGGAAATATTACTATCTAAATAGTTTACATGAACATAGTAATACTGGTGACCTTCTTATTAATGGTGGTATCTGGAGGAGTCTATCTGACTCTCAACGTGCCTCAGTGCGTTCTGCTGCATATGAGTCCTATCTGTGGTGGCTCACTTGGATACAATCCGAAAACGCAAGAGCGTTATCAAGAATGGTTGAAAAGCATGGGGTGCGTATCATGAAGACACCACCTGATATTCTTGTTGCAGAATTGAAAACCATAGATATTATGTTTAAAGAAGAATCCAAAAAGAACAAATGGTTTCGGAAAGTTCTTGCGAGTCAAAAGAAATGGGCAAGTAAAGTAGTTCCTTATAAGAACAAAGCATTTACTCCTTATAATTATGCCGCAGATTATTACTGGGGAAAATAAGCTGTACTATCTAGAACCCGTGTCGTTTGAGGAGATATATAAGGTATGGAAGTCGGACTTATGGAAAAATAAGAAAACCATTTATCCCCATAGTACATGGGCTTTGGAGGGAAATAAAGTTATAAGACAGTTAGATATTAAAAGGTATCTCAAAACTTCTGTCTTTATAGCAATAAAATACGTTAGTCATTATGGAGAATCATATGAAGAAATAGTGGGTGTTAACTCAGGATCTCAATGTGGACTTAAAATTTATAGGTCTAGGGGGTTATGGGTACATCCTAAACATAGAGGATTAGGTCTATCAACTTGGTTATTAAATGAGACTATGGATTATGGAAGAAAAAGAGGATGTGAAATTATATGGTCATATCCAAAATTGAGTGCTTTATACGCATATACTGGGGTAAATTTCGTCAAACAGAGTTACTTTGATGATGATAATTGCGTAGTAACCAGACCTCTTCTTTTATAAATATAGTAAAAGGTAGGGAATTATGGCAGTACCAACAACAAAAGCAACATTTAAGACTTATTGTCTACGAGCATTGGGTTATGGAGTGATTGACATTAATGTGTCAGATGACCAAACAGATGACCGTATTGACGAAGCACTACAGTATTTTGCACAGTATCATTATGATGGTGTTGAAAGAATGTATCTCAAACATTTGGTTACTGAAGCAGAAGTTACTAGAGCTAAAACAAATACAACCACTACAGGAACAGATACAGTAGATGATACTATTACCGCAGATTGGTCTGAGGGTAATAATTATATACCATTACCTAGTTCAGTTATCTCTGTAGTACAGGTATTTCCTTTAACTGGAACTGGAACTGGTGCAAATATGTTTGATGCTCGTTATCAGTTACATCTAAACGATTTGTTTGATCTGACTTCCACTTCTGTTATCCATTACCAGATGATGATGAATAATTTAGATTTACTAGAACATATTCTTGTTGGTGAAGCTCCTATTCGTTTTAAGGAACATCAAAATCGTTTATATATTGACGCCGATTGGTCTACAGACTTTGTGGGTGGAGAGGACTATGTTGTTATAGAGTGTTTCCGTAAATTAGATCCCTCAGTTTACACAGACATTTATGATGACATCCATCTAAAAAGATATGCAACAGCTTTAATTAAACGTCAATGGGGTGCAAATCTTTCTAAGTTCAATGGAGTTACGATGCTGGGGGGTGTTAGTATGGATGGTGCAGCTATCTTTACACAAGCTCAGGAAGAAATTAGAGAAATAGAAACAACGATATTAAGTAATGAACCCCCAATAATGTTTCATGTAGGATAAACTATGTCAGTCAATTCATTCTTTCATACTAGTAATTCTCATGCTATTACCGCAGAGAAGAATCTGTATTCAAATTTACTTACTGAAGCCATTCAAATTTTCGGTCATGATGTCTACTATCTTGATCGCACTTTAACTAATGAAGACACTCTTTTTGGTGAAGACAACCTCGCAAAATTTACTACCCAAAATAAAATAGAGATGTATATTGATAACGGCGATGGAGGTTTTGCTGGTGAACGAGAACTGATGACTCAGTTTGGTTTACAAAATCTAAGTCAGGTTACATTTACTGTAAGTAAAACAAGGTTTCAAGATTTAACAAAACAAATGACAATAGAAAGTGGTACATCCACTCTAAGTGGTTCTATTCAATTAGAAGCAGCCTCTTTAGATAGTACCGTTGTAGATATTAGTAGTTCTTATGATGGGGGTTATTTAATTTCAGAAGCTACCTCTACAGATGCAGATAGACCATTGGAAGGTGATTTAATATACCATCCTGTTCTGGATAAAATATTCCAAATAAATTTTGTAGACCATGACGAACCTTTTTATCAACTGGATAATAACCCAGTATATAAACTACAATGTAGATTATTTGACTACAGCTCTGAGGTTATTGACACAGACATTGCAGCTATAGATGCAATAGAAACAGAACATACAATGGATGCTCTTGGTTATCAGATGACCTTAGAACAAACTGCCTTTGTCAATGAGAATATACGATTAGAAATCGGTATAAGTACTAATGGAGATCAAGGACTCCTATTAGAAGAGACTAGTGGAGATAATCTCATAGGTGAGAATGATACAAGTGGTGTTGGTGAAAGTATTATATTAGAGAACCCAGCAGACAGTGGTGACGATTCTTACTTACTCAATGAAGATTACGTAGTGGGTGATATGTCGCAAGACAAGACTACACAAAATGAACTGTTTGATTCCCTTGATGATGACGTATTAGACTTCTCCGAAAGAAATCCTTTCGGTGATGCTGGAGGATTATAATGTTAGGACAACAATTTTACCACGAAACCATGAGAAAGGTGGTTGTTGCGTTTGGATCAATATTCAACAACATACACTTGGTTCGTAAAGATAGCAGTGGAACCGTAGTACAAACTATGAAAGTTCCTCTTGCATACGGCCCGAAAGAAAAATTTCTAGTCCGATTACGTGAAGATGCAGACCTTACAAAACAGGTTGCAGTTACACTTCCACGTATAGGATTTGAAATTAAGAATCTAGAATACGATGCAGCTCGTAAACTTAATCGTGTACAGAAATTCAAAAAAGTTAAAGGTGCAAATTCAACTCAACTAGATACACAATATATGCCTGTTCCTTATAATCTCTCATTTGAGCTTTACATAATGGCTAAACAATCTGAGGACGCATTACAGATCGTAGAACAAATTCTACCATACTTTCAACCAGACTATACGGTGACGATAAATGATATGGCAGATATGGGAATTAAAAGGGACATTCCTTTAATTCTTAATAGTGTTTCATATGAAGATAGTTATGAAGGTGACTTTACTGCGAGACGAGCAATAGTATATACACTAGCTTTCACTTGTAAATTTTATCTCTACGGTCCAGTTAGCTCTAGTAAAGTTATTAAAACAGTGCAAGCAGATCAATATACAGATATGCCAGATGCATCACCTAAGAGAGAACAAAGGTTGGTGGTTACACCGTCTCCCATGACAGCTGAAGCTGATGATAATTTTGGATTTAATGAAGCAACCTCTTTCTTTGAAGATGCTAAAACATTTAATCCAGTAACAGGTGACGATGAATAAACTATGCCTGTAGAATACACTAAAGGTGAGTTAAAAGAACTAGATCTTAGAACTCAGATAGCTAAAAGGTCTTTAAAAAAACCAATACTCACTCAACGAGATCATTGGACAAAGGGATCAAACGATAAATTATCTAATGATGAATTAATATATAAAGCGAAGTATCGTACTAAAATTAATATAGATTTATCTCCAAGATGTCCTCTAGCCTGTCCAAGATGTAGGAGACAGGATTATGCCGCCTCTGGCATGAAACCGCCTGGTCACGATATGTCCCTTGAAGATTTTGATAAGATTCTTATGCATTTTACTAATATTCTTTTTTGTGGTCAAATTTCAGATCCAACCGCCCATCCTAAGTTCCACGATATTTTACGTAGATGTTATGAAGAAAAAGTCTATACATGTATTGCAACCGCAGCTTCACATAGGTCAGAGAAGTGGTATAAAAAGGCATTTGAAATACATCCCCTAGCAGTGTGGAGATTTGGTATAGATGGATTACCAGAAGAAAGTCATAAGTATAGAGTTAATCAGGACGGTGAAAAACTTTGGAAAATGGCGATGATAGCTAAATATATGGGGTTACAGGTTGAACAACAATGCATAGTTTTTAGTTATAATGAAGATCACATAGATGAGGTTCAGAAACGTGCAACAGATGCTGGTATTAGGTTTTTAAAATTATACTCTTCTAGATGGAGAGGAGATGATGATGAATTTAAACCAAAAAATACAAAAAATTTTATTAGTAGCAAACCATTTACTACTACTGAAGTTAATAATAGAGTAAAGGATGTGGATGATAAACTTCCTTGGAATGAAGAACAGTGGTTGAGGAGGAGTTCATTATGCCAGTAAAAAGAAAATTAGAGCCCAGATGTTTATCTGGTAAAGGTTATGGTTATTCTGCAAGGGGATATTTAATTCCTTGTTGTTGGACAGACCCCTATCAAACTGTTGATGGACAAACACCAACATACCATATAGGTATTGAAGAAATATTCTTTAAAGAACATTTAAAACTAAGTAATGTAGAGACTATTGACGATATAATTAATTCTAAAGAATGGACAGAATTTTATGAAGGTTTAATAAAAGATCCACAAAATGCTCCTAGGGTATGTAAAAAATATTGTGCGACTACAATAAGTACCAAATTAAGAGAAGAATTTGGCGAAGCATATAACTCTCATTCCACATCAGTCCAAGAGATAGTAGAGGTGAACTAAATGGATACTAAAACTATAGATAGTGCCTTGGGTGTTATTGGAAAAGAATTAGAGGTTACAGAGACTCCTGTAACAAAACTAATTGTCGCAGATAAGGAACAGGATATTGAAACAGACTATGAATATCAAAGGCAAAAATTTCATGAACTTGTTGAAAAGGGTTCAGTTGCGATTGACGGAATACTTGAACTCGCAAAGGAAGGCGAACATCCAAGAGGATATGAGGTTGCTGGAAATCTTATCAAACAGGTCGCAGAAGTTACCGAAAAACTAGGTGACTTACAAGAGAAGATGAAAAGATTACAGGACGTTCCTAATACTGCACCTAAGAATGTAACTAACGCCTTATTTGTTGGTTCTACAGCAGAGTTACAAAAATTAATGAAAGAAAAGACATAAATAACGATATGGTAACATTAACACAATCTGCAAGAGACTACTTAAAGTCTGTATCTAAGGGAGACTTTGTAACACTGGCTGTTGTCGGTGGAGGATGTTCTGGTTTCCAGTATGTCTGGAATCTGAAGAGCAATCTGCCTGATGTTGAATGGTCTGAGCCTATAGAGGATGTTCTTGTGGTTGACCCACTTGCTGAGATGTACGTTTTGGGTAGTGAGATTGATTATATAACCGAGCTCGGTGGTAGTTTTCTAACAGTGAAAAATCCAACATCTACGAGTAGTTGTGGATGTGGTGAAAGTTTTGGAGTATAATAATGTCTGATTCAGTCTACCTCGGCAATCCTAACCTCAAAAAAGCAAATGTCCAACAGAATTGGACAAAGGAAGAGCTAGAGGAATATACTAAATGTATGAAAGATCCAATATATTTTATACAAGAATATATTAAGATTGTTAATATTGATGAGGGTCTTGTTCCTTTTAAACTGTATGATTTTCAGAAGGAGATGATAGGAACATTTCACAACAATCGTTTCACCATTTGTAAACTTCCTAGACAGTCTGGAAAATCTACTACTATCATCGCCTACTTACTGCATTATGTTTTGTTTAATGAGACTGTAAATGTTGCCATTCTTGCGAATAAGGCTGCGACTGCTAGAGATTTGTTGGGAAGGTTGCAGTTAGCATATGAACATTTACCCAAATGGTTACAACAAGGCGTTATGTCTTGGAACAAGGGTAGTCTGGAGTTAGAAAATGGTTCTAAAATACTTGCGAGTTCAACTAGTGCTAGTGCGGTTCGTGGTGGTTCATATAACATTATTTTCCTTGACGAGTTTGCTTATGTACCAGCTAATGTAGCAGAACAATTCTTTAGTTCAGTGTATCCTACTATTTCCTCTGGTAAAACAAGTAAAGTAATGATCGTTTCTACTCCACACGGTATGAATATGTTTTACAAGATGTGGACTGATGCTGAACATGAGAGAAACTCATATATTCCCATAGAAGTTCATTGGAGTGAAGTGCCTGGAAGAGATGACGCCTGGAAAGCCGAAACAATTAAGAATACAAGTGAACAACAGTTTAATACTGAGTTTGGTTGTGAATTCTTAGGTTCTATTGATACTCTTATATCTGCAAGGAAACTTAGAACACTGTCCTTTATAGATCCGATAATGTCAAATGCTGGATTAGAGGTATATAAGAACCCAGAAGAAGACCACACTTATTTTATTACTTGTGATGTTTCTAGAGGAACATCTAACGATTACTCTGCATTTATTATATTTGATATCTCACAAATGCCATACACAGTAGTCGCAAAGTACAGAGACAATGAGATTAAACCCCTTGTGTATCCACAGAAGATATACGATCTCGCACGGGCATATAATCAAGCATATGTATTGATAGAGATAAATGATATAGGAGAAGGTGTTGCAAACACTATGCAGTTTGACTTGGAATATGACAACCTATGCATGACAAGTATGCGTGGAAGGTCAGGACAGGTACTTGGTGGAGGTTTCAGTGGGGGTAAAGCTCAATTAGGTGTACGAACTACAAAGGCAACAAAGAAGATTGGTTGTTCCAATCTAAAACAAATGGTAGAGGATGATAAATTAATTATAGAGGATTACGACTTTGTTAATGAATTATCTACCTTTATAGTGAAAGGACAATCGTGGGAAGCTGACGATGGTTGTACTGATGATTTAGTTTCATGTGGTTTTCTATTTGCATGGGCTACAGACCAAACGTACTTTAAGGAATTAACTAATTTAGATGTCCGAATGAAAATGATTGCAGAAAACCAATATGCAATGGAACAGGACATGGCACCATTTGGTTTCGTTGTTACTGGTTTAGAAGATGAAAATATAGGATTAATGGTAGACGAATATGGAACTAAGTGGTCACCAGTAGTTAGAAGCTACAAAAACGATTGGTAGGAGAATTAAAATGGCAATAAATGGAACAATAAAACTCACTAGACCAAACACCGATACAGCTTGGCATTCTCTGACAGATGATGTTACAGCATATCTTAAAACTAATTTTATAGACACTGGTAAAAGAGTCTATAAATTAGGTGGTCTTGGAGAATCCATATCAGATGATGGTTTGGTTAAAACTGTTACCTACTCATTTCTTAACCAAGATGCAAAGAATGATTGGGTTGAGGATGAAACTGTACAGTCTATGTTAAATGCAAGAGACACGCACAACGTATCAAATAACATTGACTTAGAGAGATCTGAAACAGAATCGTAATGGATAAGTATCGGTTGGTTTTCTATGGACGGCCATTTATTCAATATATGAGAGAAAAAAGTTATTCTCATTTTGGAGTATCTAAAGACAACATCAAAGAAAGTTGGACAGGCCCTAATGCCTATTATAACTTCAATAAATCCCATAACCTTTTTTTCAAAGGACATCCCGAAATAAAACATTTATGGCAGGATTGGAGAAAAGAGCGAGTTACCTTACATGAAATGGGATTTGATGGTGGTGTACTTCTAAACAGAGATACTGAACAACAATATACATTTAATAGTTCTGTTAAATCTCTGAACATGCCGTGGTTAGAATACAAACATTACCCCGAAGTAGAAAATTTAGATATAACAGATGTTTTGATAGCATCTGCTGAAATTCTTGCATCAACAGGAAAGACTATAGATTTCTTTTGGTCTGGTGGTATAGATTCTACGGCAGCTCTTATTGCGTTAAATGAGGTATGTCCCGAACAACTTCATGTTATTATTGGACATAGTACGGAATATCAGGACTATTACGATAAAGTAGTAAAACATTTAGACCATACAATCAACACAACACACGATGTATTTAAAGAAGCATCACCAGATAAACATATACTATGTCCCTGTGGTACAGCAGATGAAGTGTTTGGTTCTAACGGTAATGGAAAATCTGCAAACATATATGTAACTTCGCCCCAACAAATCTATGAAACTTGGGAAGCGAAAAGAAAACAGAAGTGGTGTGTAGGAAGTCTGAGATATATTTACGAATGGGAGGGAGATAAAATGGATATGAGTAATCATTTGCCGATTTATGTCCAACCCCCTATGGAGAAGTGGGCGGTCAATCAACATAGAAAAGGATGGCGTGAAGCATGTGGAACTATATTTGGGAATATGGATGAAAACAACCCAGATACTTACATTTGCGTTAATGATATGAAACACGAACATTATTTAACTTACAAAATGCCTTTACGTGACCATATATACAAATTCACTAAGGATAAAGAATATGCATATGGTCATGGTAAAGTGATAAGTCTTCTGAGAGGACAACACCTTGTAAATAGAGTTGTAGATAAATCTTCATACAGAATTTGGGGTATACTGGATGATGGTTCTATACTAACCAAAGACAATATAGAACAATACGATTGGAGAGGTTTCTTACATCATTATAAAGAGGAATGGAACTAGAAATAACGGCCACCCAATATATACAGATTCTAATGAGACTGCCATAGGATTTGCACCACTTAACTTTGCAGCTGCAAAAGAACATATTGCAACTGGTGGAGTTATTAAAGATAAACACCCATAATATAATACAAAAAGATGTGCGTATATTTCAGTAAATCCTGATTCTACTAATGCAGGGGCTGCGACAACACTAACAATAAGATAGGTTGATACCGTTGGCATACCCATTCCAAGGACTATACAGAGAGCTGCAGTGAGTAAAAGTAATAAAAAGGAGTTTCCCCCCGATAATTCTATAATATAAGTTGAAATATGGAAAGATAGTCCAGTTTGATCCATTATTCCTATGATTAAACCTATAGCTGCGCCTAAAATTATTAGTCCAGACATTATATTACCCGTGTCAAGCACCAATTGACCAAGGGGGGGATACCGAAGTCGTTTTTTTATAATCCTCGGGCTGTGTTTTTTTTCTTCCTTGGGTACTGTTAAAAGTAATATAGAATAGAATAAGAGTGAAGGTATTATCGCAACCCTAACAACCTCCCAATATGATATAGATAGAGTTTCTGCCATAAGAAATGCAGCTGCACCCATAATTGGAGGCATGAGTTGTCCTCCAGTAGATGCGACTGCTTCATATGCAGCTGCTTTAACTTTAGAATAACCGCATTTTATCATGAGAGGGATTGTAAGTTGTCCTGTACTCATAACATTAGATACTGCTGCACCAGATACACTACCAAACACGGCAGAGGACATAATTGCAACCCTAGCAGGGGATTTTATGTGTCTGGTAATATAATACATTAACTTATCAATCAGACCAATATGCACCATTAATTGTCCAAATATAACAAACATAAACACTATACCACATATTATATACATTGCGATACCTAACATAGCAGTATTATCAATTACGATGAATGATAAAATGTCAAGTGCCTTTATTGGATTATATACTAAAAATGGGTATAATAAGAATAGACCAAAAATAATTGCAAACCCCCTACCACTGGTTCTATACAAACTCCAGAAAATCAGTGATAGTAAAGGTATTGCGAGTAATCGTAAGGTCGTTACTTCTGAAAGAGCATATTCAGATAAGTAGGGATATGCAAAGAATAATATAATTCCTCCTAGAATTAGTAGTATATTATTAAATATACAGCTTAAACTAACAAGAAGTAATAAAAAGTATAACTGTTCATCCATAAAGGGATACCCAACATAGAAATCTATGTTAGATACCCCAATAAGAAGTAGTACAGTTAGTAGCTTATTCAGAAAGTCCAAGTTCATTATAAGCCTTCTTTGCACCTGAGTGCATAGGAATTGTAACATTCTTGTTCATGTTTTCCTTTTTAAAGGACTTAGTGAAACCAGAGGACTTTTGAAAGTCTTCTCCTCCCTCGTATAGTGCAAGAACAACATCCTTTACAACATCAACAGGCACATCTTTATTTGTGAAAAGCTGATATGAAAACTGCGTGACTCTAGTTTTACCCCTTATTAGAGATAAGTTATCAGAAGGATTTTGAGTAACAATACTTACTCCCTTCCAATTTCTGAACATATCCTGTTCTTTTTGACCGATATTTGAACTTAAACCTCTCAGACCGCCTGGAGTTAGGATATTAAATTTCTTCGCAGAACCAGAACCTATTGCAAAGGTGCAAACATCAATAGTACCAATTTGAAGACCAGCCCAACATTTTGGTAATGAAGTAACAGGCACAGGAGTTACATCGTCCCAAGTTAACCCACCGTTTGCTAGATTTGCTTCCATCATCCAATGAAAGGATGGTGCTCCTGCAAATCCCGAAGGTACTCTTTTACCCTCTAAATCTTCATAAGTCTTAATGTTAGAATTATTTCTAACTGCATATGTGGTTCTAAAGTTTTGTAGATTAGCTACAAAACGAAGATTTTTATGGGGATATTTAACTGGGCCTGTCCCTGTCCTTGCCCAATATAGATGATATGCACCCGCAATAGCAAAATCTAATTTACCAACATTTACTCGTTCTGTGTAGATATTAGTTCCTCTATGTGGTACAGGGTGTATTTTTACTCCATGTTGTGTGATTACTTTTGACAATGCGATACCCGTTTGGTAATTTGCAGTACCTTTTGTAGTACCAAGTTCTAAGGCATACAATGTATTGGGAATCATTAGTGCTAGGACGAAGATAAGCCCTTTTAATATATTCATGTTTTTTTCCTCTTTCTTTCTATATAAATTCAATTAGATCATTATCTAATTTAATCCA